CGAGGCGTAGAGGAGCCGGGGCCGGAGCCGGAGCAGGGGCTGGAGCCGGGGCTAGGCCTTGGGCAGCACGCATAGCTGGTGATAGTCCCTTGTCAATATGCCGTTGCATGAGGCTCCGAGTGTCGGCAGCAGGATCAGGTAGACGTTGGCCTTCTGGGGCATCCCGCATTGGGTTGGAGGCGGCAGGAGTCACTAGTCCACGACTGGCAGGCTGATGCTGGAGAGCGGTATTCACTGGACGCTGAACGGCATTTGCGGGGGCTGCTGCCTGCTGAGCCATTGCACTGACTGCCCCAGGAGCTGCCGTCGCAGTCTTTGGTGAGACGTAACGAGGATCCTTTGCCGCCTTACGGACATCCTCTAGATTCGCCGCAGAATTCGCAAGACCGCCTTCTACAGTCTGCTCGTCCTTTGACCAGAGTGCGGCATCTGCATCTGCTTCTGCGGCATCTGCCTTGGCTTTCACAATATCCTTGGCTATCTGAACAGAAGTCTTAGCCAGAGCTTCCTTGCGCTTATTGGTAGACTTATCTCCCTTGGCAATTTCTTTATCTAAGACGACTTTGGCATCAGCTGCCTGCTTCTCCAGTTTCGCAAGCTTATCATTCGCTGCCTTTGCCGCATCCTTCATCTCCTTTAATGTGGCCATGTATTCGGCATGTGCCTTCTTCACACGCTCGTGCTCCTTCTCGGCTGCAGCCACTACCTTCTTCCCGGCAGCTTCCCACTTCTTCTTGGCCTCTGCGGCAAGCTTCTTCATTTGTTGGGCTTCATTGATAAGCTGTAGCCGCCGCTGGGGAGACACATCGCCTGCCGCAGCAATATCCGCCTCGGCCTTATCACGTGCGGCCTCCATCCTGATAAGATCGGATGCCTGCTCGGAGATATCCTGTACCAACTGCTTGTTTTTATCGCTTGGTGACAAGTCAGTCACCGCAGCAGCCGCAGATGTAGCCGCAGCCGTGGCTGCAGCTGTGGGCGCAGCAGCCGCAGCCGTGGGCGCAGCAGCCGCAGCCGTGGGCGCAGCAGCCGAAGCCGTGGGCGGAGCAGCCGCAGCCGTGGGCGGAGCAGCCGCAGTCGTGGGCGGAGCAGCCGTAGCCGTGGGCGGAGCAGCAGCTTCAAGAAGTGGCGTTGTTGGAACGGTCGGTTTTACCTCAGGGCCGCCTGGAGGTGCTGTTCCTAGCGTCCCCGTGAGAACAGATACCATTTCGAATCCTGATTTGAGTTGCACAGGTCCACGTCCCTTAATGGTTACCGTGACAGGAGTCACTAGGAATCCGTGTAGTGCCGCACGGTGATCTTTGTTGCCGACTGGACCTACTGAAAAATTATTGAACTGGGCAGATGTAGGAGAAAACGTGATTTCGGAGATCGGACTCTTGAGATTGAAGGTGATCGCACCTGTAGAGTCAACAACAAACCCTTTCAAGAGTGGACTTGCTGGTGGGAGAATTGTTTGGGAAGTAGAGGAAACAACCTTCGGATCGTCTAGGAACTTTTCTACATCGGTTGCGAAATGGAATAGAGGAATTTCCATATCCGTATACGCTCCTAAAATCACACTGTCGGCAGGAACGATTGTTCCATCTCCACGCTTCAAGACCTTCTTTTCTGCACGAGTGCGTTCCCGAGTCTCTGTTTTCAGCGATTCAATTTTCGGGGTGGCGGGGTCAGATCCCATCAGTTGCATAGAGGGTTTCAGAGTGTCTCCATCACGATTGAGTTTAAAATTATGGACAATCACATCCGGGGGATCTACACTATCCGTGAGTTTGATAAATCCAAAATCGTCTGTTTTCGGAGGAGGACCATCCACGGCAGGGGCTTGAACAGTGGCAGGGACAGTGGCAGGGACAGTGGCAGGGACAGTGGCGGGGGCAGGAGCTGGAGCCGGAGCAGGGGCAGAATCTAGAGCCATGGGCGGAGGCACTGCCTCAGACGGTTTCGGTTCGTCCTTATGGAAATTCTTAGCGATCTTGATGGCTTCATCATACGGCATGGAATACTCCCCCGACGGTCCGTGCACGGCTTCAAAGTGGTTCTGGTTCTCGTTGTAGATCACGTATACAGGCGCCCCTGCCTTTCCTTCCAGAACACTTGCCTCCTTCTGCCCCGGAAGTTTCTCTTTGGTCTTCAGAATACCTGCCTGAACGGCTCCCGACGTCTTGGCCACAATCAAAAAGTTGAGACCGTGCTGCTTGGCAAACTTCTCTAGCTCTGGGGTCTGGAGATACGTTTGGTTGGCCGCAATACGCTTGGCCTCGTCATCCGTAAGCCCCTCGGTCTTGGAAAAAAGACCGTCACGACGGAACTTGCTGGCAATCGTATTACGCACGGCGAGGGGCTGCTTGCGGAAGGTAGGGCTCACTGCAATGAGCATCGAGTGGACTAGGCAGTCAAAATCGGTGGGTGGAACGTTTACACGGGACCACCCGGTGAGTTCAGGGGGGAACTCTAGCTTGGCCACATCGGTCATCGTATCGGCTGCCTGGGTCTTCAGACCCTTCTCTCCGGCAACGGCCTTCTCAATCAGACTTGCGTCTGGCGAGGGTGTCGATACGACTGCCGACGCAGGTTGAGTAGGAACTTCCCACGTTGCTCCACACCCGGTCTTTACAGGCTCGCCCTCTTTGTAAAAATACGGAGCACCTGTAGCAGGGTCGATCGTTGAGTCCCATCCAGCCGGTAGAGGTATCTTTGCTGGATTATCCGATGGTGAGCACACAGCGTCATCAGACACTGCAGCAGGAGTTGTGGCGGATACATCCGATTTCGCAGCGACAGTTCCCTTCGCCTTCTCAGCACGAGCCTTCAGATTCTCAATGCCCTTGGCTCCCGTAGCGGGAAGAGCCTTGGATACATCCGACTCAGAATTGCGACGTGAAGCTACCGTTTTCTTAGCACGTTTTGCTCGCATACCAAGATTTTGAGAAGCTGCTGCGGCGGTTACGGATATTTTAGCACCGCCTTCACTCATTATACTTGGGCAAGAAATGAGGTCGGTGGCGTTTTCGGTAGGTTGCGAAACCAAGCTTTGTGCCGATGTAGTATGCCCGGTAACACTCCACTGCATCGCCTACTGCTTTGTACTCCTCGGGCATCGCACATCGGGGCGAGGTCATCCCATGGGATACAAGGCCCACAGGATACACTGCGCTCAGCCAGTCCAGATGCTTCTCGCATGCGTGGATGCGATCACCGTAGCGGAATTGATACTCTGCGAGAAGTGCGTGCGTAAGCTCAACGAGCCACCGATAATTATCGAGTGATTCACACAGCCAGATTGCACAAGGATGTTTACGGTGTGTCGGTTTGTATCCTCCGTTTGGAGCACAATCAAGATAGGGCGGAGACTCCGAGTGAACCCAGTGACAGGTATATAGAAGTTGACAGGATTCTACGATCATTTTTACTACATGTTTGTCGCAGTGATATTTTGCGCATTTGCGGGGATTCCAGTGGAGGAAGAAGATATTCATTTGGAGTTGGATGAGTTGATTCCACTCTGAAGTCCAACCAATCCGTTTTGTAGAATTACTTTGCCGGTGCCGGAGCAGGAGCGGGTGCAGGTGAAGGAGCCGGGGCAGGGACGGGGGCTACAATTTCCGTGAACCGAGCTTCTGCTTTGTCTTTCGGCATACCACGATACGCCATCTCAAATTTCAGTTTCAAAAGATCGGCACGACGAGTCATTTGTTATTACATATCAATACGATTTCGCACAGCGTTGTGGAACGAATTCTCCTTGAACGGAATGTCCTTGCGAGTCGCTTCCGCTTCAATAATGTATTTGGTAGACGTATACTGCGTCTGGAGAAAGAAGATGAATACCCCTCCGACAAGCAGGAACATCAATACGTTAAACCACCATGACCCATGAAGGTTATGAATATTTTTAGAATGCAGGAGATTGTTTTGGACACGCATGAGTGTTCCATCGTCCACGAGACGCATAATTGTTTTTGTGCTATACATAATGATCGCCGCTTTAACCGCTGGTTCCGCAGTATGTTGTTTCGGGGTAGCGTATGCGAGTCACATGATTCTTCCAGTGAAACCAGTGACACCTGCCGAGATTCTCAAGAACCAGTCAACTCTGAACACTCTGAACTTTCTAACGAAAGACGAACTGAAAACACGAAGTATCCAGGAGCGGATTGCTGCCTATACATCGAGTCGTGCGAACCTTCTTGATGTTCTATTGGTGACAGCAGACAAACCTACCCTCAACCAGGCGTATGTCGTCATTGCCAAGAAAATTGAAACGTTCCCGCCTGGATCGGAGGAACGTGGACAGTATGAATTTCTGCGAAAGGCGGCAGACGATCATCTCAGTGGATTTGTTCCGCCGAAGCCCACAGATGGACAGCCGAATCAACTACTCCAGGAATCTCAGAAACTTATTGCGTCGATACCTTTTCCTGCGCCGGCAGCGACCCCGACCCCGGCTCCAATCCCGACTCCAGTTCTGCCTTCTGATCCGTCTTCTCGCCGCGTATTTTCTCCCTCTCGTCCACGTTCTTCAGCAACATCGACACCCACGGGTGGACGTCGCCGACGATCTTCAATCTCCGAGTAGCCCCTGGATTAGCCACAATCACTCTTACAATTTCAAGCTGTTCGATATACGTAGGATTCCGTATATCCACAGTTAATTGACCGTACAATAGAGACTGTAGAGCATCCCCAATCTCCATTCTCTCTTATTCTTATGCTACACTCGTAAGGCTCTGCGTATACGGGTTTGAACGGAATGCGTCCAAGATAGCAGGGTCCATGTTCTTGAGCTGCTGATCCTGGGGGTTCTGCTCGTTGAACCGGTATGTTCCCTGCTGCTGTACCGACGCACCCGTCGCCACAATATTGGCAGGGTCTACGAACTGACGAATATTGATCATCATATCCTCGTCCTTATTCACCTTGACGGCACCAGCCTGTCCCTCACCCGCATTGACCTGGATATTACCGCCCGCTGTGTAATTCGTCATGGACGACAGTTCACGTCCAGGGTTCGTGTACGCCTGGAGATACTGGTCCACGAGGTAAGATCCCTCGGTGGCTGCGCCCTGACCGCCACCAGGACCAGCCCAATCACCAACTGTGAGTTTCATGAACTGCTCGAACGGCTCCGTGAATTCACGAATGTAATTGGCAAACGTGAACGCCGCACCTCCCGCACCGTAATGTTCAGTGTTCGTTGTCTCACGCTGCTGCTCCTTGAACATCTGCTGCGGGAAACTGGCCGGAGCGACCTGGGCACCCGTCGTAGTATTCAAATACATCAACTGACCCTTATCGTCCGTAAGAACCTGGAACGTATCTGGGCGGTTCTTGAGGACTGGGGCCTGTAGACCAGGCTGAGTAATGTAGTGCGATCCAGGAATGACGGGAGAATCATACGACAACTTGGGCTTATTGTCTGTGCGCCGCTCGTCGGTGGTACGGGGCTTGGCGAATTCCTGTGTGGCGTTGAACTGCTGGTAACCGCCCGAACCGAGATTGTTGTATCCGTCGTTGATGCCCGGGGCGACACGCACCTGCTCAATCGGCGATACGTTGTGCATGTTCTTGCCCGCAACCATACGGGACTGGAAGAATTCAGACTCATTCTGGTTGCCGAACGGCAGTCCTTGCCCAGGAACAACGTCGTAGAACGACTGGACTTCACGCTTCTGGAAATAATCAGTTCCAGTTCCAGAGAACGTATCGAGAATTGACGAGTTTGCGTTAGCTCGCATATTCTGGGTCACCCTGGAGCCGAAAAAGGGCACCATGTTATTATGTCCCTTGTCCTGGGAGTATGTGACACTGTCGTTTTGCGTGATGGCAGATGACGTAATGGCCGCATCTGTAAACCGCTCGCGTGCGACGGGTTCATCCTTGTATTGGGTAGCTAGGATATAGCCTAGCAATCCGACACCAGTAAACAGAGCGACTTCAATCATGCTATTACTTATTAGGTTGGTGAAAATTCGTGGACGTCATAACCCGAGACGGAGCACGGGTGTTCTTGAAATACTCAAACGGCGGAATCGCATGTTCCTGAGGGCGGTACAGAAGCCACTGGAAATTATTGGGCTGGAGTCGTTCACGGGCAAGCGGGACGTTAAACGACCCCACAAACGGGGTGCGAGGAGGAGCGTCCTGGGCGTTCACTGGCGTCTGGAACATCCAGCGGGATTGTAGGACATGCGCATCGTCAGGGTTCCATGTGCTCATCTTATCTTATCTATTCAGTTGATAAAATTTGATGCGGTCTGTTCTAGACTGTTAAACAGATCGCTGATAATTCCAATCGGATCGGTTCCAGTTATTTCATCCAAGGTAGAGGTAGACGTTACCGTCGGAGCAGTCTTGGGCGGCTCGGGGACCGACGGCTTTGCACTCAGCAGTGTGGAGGTTACGGCTGGAGATGCTGGAGTTGTAGTCTGTGTCGTGGTAGGCTGCGTCGCACCTGGGACGGGAGAAGCAGAGGGCGTCGCTGTCTGCGAAGACTGGATATTGAGTGCCGGATTCTTGGCCCACATCTTTGAATTGAAGGGCTGGACGACGAAGGACGACAGATTCTTCTTGAGCATCGCCATCAGCTTATCCATCATCGGGTCGGTAGAGGGGACAGATCCCGAAGGCTTCTTCGGGCGAGTGCCGTAGCAGTTCACTCCAAACTTTGTCTTGGGCTCAAAGTATCCGCCATTAACACCAGGGCGACCACACTTGATCCGCTTTGCGGGGTCTGTATCCTTCTGCATCTTCTCCCATGTTGCCTGCTGGGTAGGGAAAAGAGCAATTCCACCGTCGGACCACCCGTATCCGCACCACTCTGCGCCAGCGCTGTATGCCTGCTCAACCTGTGCGTAAGACGCAATTTCGGCTCCATACGCTTTGCATACTAGGGGTGCCTGCTCATAGGTGAACGTATTGTCAGAGACATAGAACACTTCGTTGAGAGTGGGGGCTGGAACAGACGCAGTCTGCCCTTTCGCAAACGGGTTTACATTGTAGGTCACATCCAGCTCCCTCGGTGTGACTGAAAGGGTGATAAATCCAAAATAATAGAGGACGAATGAGATTACGGCTATGAGAATACTAAACGCTACGAACCCAAGAAAGTCCGTGACTGCTAGCATCAACATGACAACGATGACGATAACACCAGCTACAAGTGTCAGGATTGCCGGGAGGTCGGGTTGACTCATTAGTTTTCATATAGGAAATAAAGCAGGACACGCATCGTGCGATCGACAGGGAACTTCTTGGAGTCCATTTCTCGGACATTCATATCATCAAGAACATACCACGCATGCCCCGGCGGGAGTTTCCTCGCATACGTCCACCAATGACCTCCATTGAAACACACGACGGAAAACAGAAAATACTTCTTTCCGTTCAACACCAATAAACTTGAATAATCGATCGGCGTGGTAGACCAGAACATTAGAACCTTAGGAAACGTCCCAAACAGAACCTGCTTCGTGCACCCGAGATGAGAGCACTTATCGCATTTCCAGTCCGAGATGGTCTGTGGCCTCACGTATTCATGTATCGCATCCAGTAGCGGAATTCCAGGCCTGGACGGAACAAGATTCACGTCGATAGCCGTTGTCTTTTCAACTTGGACTACTTTACAGCCTCCACATTCAATACGATCACCCGTCTCAAACCGAAACGCCTTGTCAAGCCACGACAGCTTGTCGCAGAGATGGACAATGAGCTCGTGGCTGTCTCCGATATTCTCACCAGCGGGGAGGTAAGTGGTCTTAATCACCTCAAAGAACTCACGCAGGCCCGTGGTTCCTTGATTACGGTAGATAGATTCCAGGCATACATCTACGGGGTTTTCCTTGTCTACCTCTTCACGCTCAGAGTATCGGTCCACCAATACCGGACATGAGAACAATCCTTGAAGTGCGGCGTTTACCCAGCAACTTCCACGATGGTTATGGAGTCCGAACATTATTATATACTATCACCCAAACGCACTAAATGTGTTTAGGAACCCAGGGACGTCACGTTCCGAATTATTGAACGGTCGCATGATATCATACTGATCCTGGGCCTTTGAGAGGGCTGAGATTGTGTCTCCCGCTTCCCCCGGCGTGGTGGAGCACGGTTGAGATCCAGAGTGAACAGGGCAGCTCATAGAATAGGTAGGGCATGTGCATGGCACCAGCGAACTCTTCGGAACTTCGTCATACGGCCCCCGGCTCATCGTCATGGATGCAGTGGAAGGTCCTGGAATCGTTCCGTTCGGAACCACCGTGGTCTGGGTGAGCAGGGATCCTACTGGGACATTGGGATTATTTGCGGTGTTCAAGAGAGATGCACGGCTAGTAATATCCTGCTGTAGGAGCCCGATCAAGGTTCCCATTAGCGTTTCGTTGGAGGAGGGGGCAGGCGGCGCTGGCGCTGGCGCTGGCGTTGGCGGCGGAGGAGGCGGGGGAGGAGGAGGCGGGGGGGCTACGACACGTGCAAATGTTCCACCGTTGCTTCCAGTGATCATCTTTCCATTTGCATCTACACTGAATGTCATATTGAGGGGTCCGCTGGGTGTAGTGTATACCAGGTTTCCTCCTTTATCGGACGTAAACGTTCCTGTGACCAAAGACCAGCCCGACGCTGTCGAAGAAGGTATCAGCGTCCACGAATTTCCAGTCTGAACAATTTTCCCCGTGGTGCTTGTTCCTCCTACCGTCCAGTCTCCATCAAGTTTTGGAGGATTTATAGGCACTGGAGGACTAACGCCGGCCGCTGTCGACGCTCCGGAAGACGGAGGAGAAGTCTGACTGCAGAAAGATACATTCTGCCCACCCGGAACGCCATAACATTCACCAACTAGATCTGTCTTCATCCCCCAATCACGAGATCCATTTCCAACCCAGTTTCCTCCTATACCTGTGCACTCTGTCTGGGTATATAAACGTATATTCTGTCCACCGCTCTGCTTGACGCTTGTGATACCCTGACCAGCTGTAGGACAGCCCGGAGGATTGGCTAGCCCCTCACGTGCTGGCATGAACAAGAGCACGCCTACCAGGACAAGAATGAGTCCGATGAGCATGTACTTCATTACTATTACTATTACTAATAGATATCAAATTATCGTCGAGGGTGAACGGAGCATCCCGCCGCCTGGGATGCGCACGTGCACGACATCAAGTTCTTACGCAGGACGTTGGGTCCTGGACCAAACAGTCCCATATCGGGCTCTGTCGGTCGAAGATTTCCAAGAGGAGGTGTTGGGCGTGTCTGAGCATTAAAAAAGGGATCCGTAGGAACGGATGCCATTTCTGTCAGACCCTGGAGTCCCTCCCATGGACTTCCTGATGGCGGGCGGATTCCTGACGTGTACGACGCATTCATTCCTGAGAGAGAGGGATCGCCAACACCCAGTGTGGAGGATATACGGGGAGCAGGAGCAGTGGGGGAAGGAAGGAGGGAAAGATTGGTTGAACCGCCACATGGTTTCTTAACATATGCCTTCGTTCCGATTAATCCTGGAGGAACCGCCCCTGGGGTTAAATCCAACGTCACAATCTTTGCGTCTCCGTTGAACTTCGTGTAATTCGTCACAGGTCCAGGTGCACCTCCAACAACAGCCTTACAAGCACTATCAGACGCACACGCCGTCTGTGCTTCCTCCAACGAGAAATACATCCCTGCATTCGCAAAACATGCTTTCTGAGCAGCAGTTGGTCCAGTTGACGGAGGAGGTGAACCTCGGGTACATGCCTCTAACTTCGGACTAATCTGCGTGATGAAATCCAGGTAGACACGCCAATCTATGAATTTACCAGCTGTACTATCCGCTAATTCCCAGCATGCAGAGGTTGTGGCTACAGTCCCTACACCCACACCTACCGGCGCTGATGCCATATTCGAGGTGGGGGCTCCTAGCGGTGTAATTGGCGGGGCTGTGCGAGAATAGGCAGTTGACGTATCCACTGGTCGTACTCCAGAAGCACTTACAAGCGAACCCGTCGTCGGTCCGCTCATCCACGAAGGCCGGGGAGGAGCATTCGGAGACACATCTGTATACCGTCCCTGAGCATCCACAAACCGTTCATGAACGGGAATCAGGACAAACGCAAAGACTATAATGAGTAGGATCGCTGCCCATGCCATAACTTCAGAGCGGATCATTACTCTTTCTCTTACATGTATAAATGGTAAAATATCGCCAGACGAAAAAGAAGAGCACACGCAAGTCTCGTCGCTCTCTGCGTCGCAAGACCTACCGTCGCAAGTTCCGGGGTGGATACTCCCCCGTCGGTCCTAACGGAGGCGACCACGGTAAGGTCCCTGATTCCTACCCCAAGAACGATGCGGGAGCTCTACCCGACCCGATGGCCGCTGGCGGAGTTCCGATTGGAAAGACGGTATTCTGAGTTAATTTCATAGGAATACACAACAATGCCCAAGGACCCTAAGTCGTATACAAAACCATCAGATCAGCGGATGGTTATGGCAGAAATGTCACGCTCTGTCCCTATGATTGTTCGTATTCATAAAGAAGGCTGTCCAGCGTGCGTGAATTCTGAAGATGCGTGGAAGGAGTTCTGTGATAAATCAAAAGGTATTCGTATTGTCCAGGTGGAGGAACAGGCTGTGCCCCCTGGGATTATGAAAGGTATAGAGGGATTCCCCACCTATGCCGTTCACAAGAATGGAAAGAGTTGGCATCATACGGGTGCACTTATGGATGCGGGTGCGATTGAAGAACTCACTCATAGATAGCCATCCGGCTTAGATGTGGAACCCTTCGCCACCACATACGCCTCCGAATCATGTTTCCGAGAAACGTTGTCGCGGTTCAGAAATTTCTGGTATCCCTCGAGATCGTTGGGAATTGTAGTGGATGCCTGGGACATCCATTGCCGTGCTGACTGCATTAGTCCGTATTTGTTGGACGTGTCCATGAAGAGATCGCTGGTCTTGGAGAAGGCCTCGTCAATACTTTCCTTCACATGTGGTTCATTAATATTTGGAGCGGGAGGTCGGGCGGGGTTGTCAACATAGTCCGTGAACAGAACGTTCATGAACGGGTTAGAGGCGGTGGGAGTAGCGTACCGGGTGGGTGCAGTTCCCGAAAACGTCTCCTTGAGAATCTGTGTCGTGGGGAACATCTTGACTAGAAAGACAGACGCAAACATTACGAGAGGGACCAGGAGGAGGTACCATGTCTTCTGGGTAATCACCGAAATAAGAAGCGACGAATAGATCGTGAACCGCACAACTGCGTTGAGTGCTTCGGGAACAGTCATCTCATTCGTGGGGAGGAACCGACTCCAGTTGGTAAAGAGGTTGGCGGGGTCATCTAACCAGAACTTCTCCCGACTCATTATTGTGATAGGGAGACTTTAGTTTACTTATTTCTTTGCGACCTTACGTTGTAGCCGAGCCAGCATTCGGGCACGACGAGCTTCGGGGTGATTGCTCATGATCGTCTCGGCAGTCTGGGTAGGGCGATCCGTCTCCCCAAACATTTCCGTCTTGAACAGCTTACCGAGAGAATGCTTGAACTTCTCCTTGAGCATCTCGATTTCACGCACGAAATCCTCCTTCTTAAGACTGCCTGACCGCATTTTCTGCTCAATGAGTTTCTGGACAACACCAATCGCCTTCTTGGTCGTCGGGTGTTCCGGGTTCTTAGCCATCTCAATGAGCGCAGGGATATTTGTGAAGTCAATCTCATCTAGACCCAGGGCTTCGACGTTCAGGTTCTCCATGACCTCCATTCCCAGCTTGAAGATGCGGGTTTCCTTGAGCGTCTCGAGGAGATCAGTAATCCCCGACTGGGTGTCGCTGTTGTTCAGGACTTCATCCACCTCATCCGTAGAGTCCTTGCCGGTGAACTTCGACCACAGTCCCTTGACCGTCTCCATAATATCCGAGCCGAGGTAGGAACACATCAGGAACATGCGGGCGTATGTCCACAGCGCCTCCTTCTGCTTGTCCGAGGCGTCGACCATCAACAGCGAAAAATCAATTCCACGCAGGAAGAAGCGAGGGGCGGAGAACAGGGCATTGTCCTTCTTCACAACCGCCATGAAATGAGGCTGGACCTCGGTCTTGAAGCGCTCGGCCTCTACCTTGTAATCGATCGGCTCAGGATAGTTGGCATCCAGAACTGGGACGACAGAAGGGAACTCCTTGCGTATATCATCAAAGCATTCTTTGAGAACGTTCTGGATCTCAAAGGACATTGTTTATTGATATATGCGAGTCTTTAAGCAACACGATTTCCTCCGCGGTAGGCCAGCGACTTCTCATCCTGCTCGCTCAGGCAGAGGCATCCGCCAGCCGCAGTTACGCTGGTAGGGCAGCACTCGGGTTTAAACGTCGAGTTCTGGAAGGCAAAGAGTTCATTGTCATTGGCGGCCTCGTATGCCTTGAGTGGCGTAGGGGCAGTCGTCTGCGACCACGAGTTTCCGTTGGAAATATCAATTCCGTTGTATGCGCCGTCCTGCACCTGGTTTATCGGAGCACCAATATCCTGCTGCATGAACGTCTCACGAGTCAGGTTTCCGGTCAGGAGGAAACGAGAAATAACGGCGATGGCAAAGGCGGCAGCACCTACGGCGAGAACAACGCTTGTCTTGTCCTTCATAGTTCTATTGTTATTAGCCGACTACATTTTTATTGAGCTCAGCCAGAACACGTTCTTGGATCTTGGCAAGTTCGGCTGGATCGTGCGAGTCGGGATAGTCTCGGACCATACGGGTTCCGTTCAGCATAAACATTCCGTCGTGATTTCCCATGAACACTTGCATCTTGCCGTTCGGAAGGTTTACGATCGCCTTGATGACTCCGTCCCACGTCCGCATTCCAGGGAAAGCAAACATCAGGGGAGTATGTCCCAGTGCGGTGGTGACTTTATCCGAGGGATCCAGCGCCTCGTAATTCGGGGGCTCCTCGATCTCTTCGTAGTCTGCGAAAACAGTCTGCCCGATCGGGACCCGGTGATCCGTGGTGTTGAAGCAGTAGATGAGTTCTGGGTTGGGTCCCACAAAAGGAATAGATTTGGACGAGTGTTCTACATACACCCACTTGCCGTCTTCCAAGACAAGGTGTTCTCCCGAGACGACGACTCCTTCGTAGGTATACAGGGGCACTCCCGCAGCTAGGCACCGCATCGTGGCGGTGACCTCACACCCTTCACGCAACACATCGCCGACCCTGACTTCCGATACCTTGATGAGTCCCTTGCCCTGAACATGAATGAGGGTATCGGGGTGAAAACAGAAGGAGAGACCGACCATATCACCAAGATATATTGCGAACACGAGTAGGGGAGGGAACACAAATGATAAGATGATAGACAGGGCAAACAGAATCGTCACAATTGTTTTGACGAGCGCCATCATCATATCCACAAGTGACCGTATTAAATGGTAGGCTGAAATCATGATGGTGGCAGCATACCCCGCCGATCCCAGAATACGTGCTGTCAAGTCCCGAATACGTGCCAACAACGCCACCATCGCTCCAAACGCATTGTGGATCTTGGCAAACACTTCTGCGGCAAACGATGTAATGAATGTCCAGATACCTGTAATGAAATTTCGAATATGTCCAAGATCATTATTGATCATCCCGAGCAGTCGATTAAACACGCTGAACATCAAGTGAACAGGCTGCATCAACAATCCAAAGATATTGTTCGCCATCATGTTCGTGCAATATTCAAAGTTCTCGAGCGTGGATATTTCGGGCTGTATCCCCCCTGCAAATGGCATATACAGAGGATTGCAGCGGTAGGTCGTCCAGTTATCACGTAAGTTTTCAAGATTCGCTTGGACGTATGTATAGAGAATAACCCCCACAATGAGTAGGGGGCCGATAGCTACGGCGCTAATGGACAAAACATCCATCTTATCTTATCTTATCGTTTAGACCTCTTTTTGAATTTCATTATCGCGCCAGGTATGAATGTCGTCGTCGGAGACTTCGTGGTCGTCCAAAATGACAAATTCACCGGTGGGCGAAGCAACCGCATAATGGCACGCCCTCGTGATGAACTGGATATAGTCGTGCGTCTTGCCAGAATGGATATCTGTGACTGGAGTCACTCCGTTCTCATTGAGAATCCACGACCCAGGAGCAACTGGGACATCTTTGTAGACAGACACTCCCTCAATCTGGTGATGTGCGATTCCATCCACTTCTCCCCCGTATTTCAAGAGATCACCGATCTTAATCTCCTTCGCCAGAACAAGACTTCCGTCGTCCAGGATCACGTGGGCGGTGGGGAGTATACCCGTATACCGATACTTCTCGGGGTTCTCAATCTTTTCTACAGAGATGTATCCTCCATAATGCGCCTGGACTCGGCGGAAGAATTCAGATAAGATGACTGGATTGCTTGTTTCCTCATAATCCTTGAAGTGGAATCCGCCGATATGTATAGTGTGGTTGTCCGTATTCAGACAGAATACCCTCTCACACGACTCTGCCTCCTGCGCAAGTGGATGGTTCTCGATCCGTATCCACTTTCCTTCCAGCATGACTTTGTGGTTGCCCGAGACACGGATACTGCCAATAGTATACATCTTCGTTCCAAGACTGTCAAATTCCAGAACACTGCGGACCATCTGTCCATCCGCCAGTCGCATTCCTGGACGAACAGCACTCATCGGTATTGTGCCCTCTGATGTGAATATGATGGTAGACGGATGGAAACAGAAGAATTCAGCTGCTTGTCCGATCGGTCCATTGACTACAGACTGACCGGTCTGTACACCGGTAGACACAATATTCATCATGACAGCAAAGACTGCCATCATACGGTTCATCAGTGTCCGCACACGCCCAAACAACTGGACCGTGCTCTGGATTGTGTTCTGTAGTTTTCCAAAGGTGGACTGAATAATTCCCATGAATCCACCGGATGCACCAGTGACAGCTCCACGCATATCATTTATGGCTTTCATGAGAAACTGGAAAATATCCGTCAAGATCTTGAAGTTCTGATAGATAGGATCCATCACGAAGCCGGCATACGTGTTCACGGACTGGAGTGTACAATTTAGGAAGTTGGATGATATATCGGACCCGACCACTCCAGCCATCGGCATATAAATGGGGTTACAGCGGTAATGGACCCAGTTATCTTTGATTTCCTGGAGGTTTGACATCCCGTAGGCGTATAATGCCGCAAAAATGGCAATGAGAGTGCATACCAAAACCACCAAAACGGATATGAGATCCATCCTGCTCTGTTATGGTAAAAACAGATTAAATAACGAAATGTCTGACCTGAATTCTCTTCCTCTCTCTACTCTCAAGAAGCTGGCCAAGGGCCGCAAGATTAAGCAATACTATATCCTCCCGAAGGCTCGTCTCGTCGAGCTGCTAGGGATGCCTGAACTCCCGTCACGTTACCGTATTGAGAAGATGACGATTATCGAGCTTCGTGAGGTCGCCAAGAGGCGTGAACTGCGGGGATTCTGGGGGCTCAATAAAGAGCAGCTGACTCGTATGCTATTTCCTGAAGAGAACAATACTGTCGAGAATACTGCCTCGCATCAGCATGAGAAGGATGACGGCAAGGCAGGCAAACATGAGAATCCAGAGAACCAGGATACCAATAAGGTAAGGGTAGAGCTGGTGGAAAATTCGGCTCAGCAGGGGCTTGATAATATGTAATTCAATGTAGGAGTGCGTCTCGGGTCGACTACTGAAATCAAGGACGTCCTGGAAGATCTTATCAAAGAAGCCAGGAGCCTTATCCTTCTTTTTCTCCATTCTTTTTGTCTCTTGGACAATATAAACTAGCGATGAAACTATCTCAGAACAGCCTCGTTCGCCTCGGTGCTGTCGTCGCCGGAATTGTTGTCCTCGTTGCCGTCGTGAATGCTTACAGCGGGTCGAAGTTCCTCGGCGAGGGTCTTGAGGTCGGTGGACTGGAGCCCCAGGGACCTCTGTCCAACACCCCCTCTGGCCCTACGGTAAACCCCCATTCGGAGGGAGGCGACCAGGCCCCATCCCTAGTCCAGGAGAGCCGCCACCCGAGCGGACAGCAGTCGTATTCCCAGACAGTCCTCTCGCCAGAGGAACTCCTGCCTAAGGGCGGACTGGGTGCATCGTGGGCCGCCACGAACCCCGTTGGACTCGGCGACCTCAAGGGCCAGAACTTCCTGACGCCCACCTACCACTACGGCATCAACACGGTCGGCCAGTCCCTCCGTAACGCCAACCTCGACATCCGCTCGGACCCGCCGAATCCCCGTGCGGCCATCTCGCCCTTCCTGAACTCCACGATCGAGCCGGACCTATACCGCCGTGAGCTCGAGATCGGCGAGTCGGGTGCCGGTGCCAAGCCCGCCCACTAAACCTTTTAACACATCTAAATAATGAAGTTTGCGCCACATGTTGTGGTCATTGTCATTGCCATGTTAGGGTACCTCTTGTACCAATATGTGAATGGCGGTCCCGGAAATTTAGTATCCTTGAAAGCCGAGAAGGACGGACAAAAGTATCTTGTCCAAGATCTTCCCAACAAGAAAGAGGCAGTCGAAATGCTGGCAACTGTCAAGGGAAATATGGATAAGGTTGCGGCGTTCTATGCACAGGAAGAGTTTGTCAGCGATCCCACTGCCAAGAACCTAGTGGACCGATACAATCCCCACAGCATCATGGAAAATTCCATGACGTCTAAAGATACATCCTATTCTGAAAATAAGGGCGAGAAGATCGTCATATGCTTGCGTGACAAGACTAATCCTCCAGGATACCCTCTTGTGGATTTGAATACCGTGATGTTTGTGGTCCTCCACGAAATGGCCCACTTGATGACGACCGAACTGTCTACAGGAAAGCACACCCCAGAGTTCTGGGCGAATTTCCGGCGACTTTTACAAGATGCTTCACAAATTGGAGTCTATCAACCTATCAATTATTCTCGGTCCCCCGTTCCCTACTGCGGTATGGAGATTACAGACTCTCCACTCTAATAGTTTGTCGATATGTAACGAAAGGTTGCTGGGAAGGGCGGACGAGAAATCGGTAAGCGTGTAAACGGATTAAGTGTATTCCCTACTGAGACAGCATCCTCTACTGTTACTGCCGAAGTGTTCAACGCCAATATCCCCGCAGTCGTTCCCGACTGTGCGGATATTTTCTTGATGTTTCCGTCGGTCGTGTATGTTCCATAGGCCGCCAGTTCCGCTGTCTTCCGTTGAAGACGAGTCAGATCGCTTGAATCTGCTGTACGTCCCTTCTTGTCGCCTAGAGTCGAGGACATTATTTATACTAGGCTACGACTATTTGGTAGAGGTTGCCATTCGCACAAGACACATACAAATATTCTTCACTACCTTGCGTGATAGACTGGGGAATGGTCGCAAGACCCACTGCGAACGGCGTAGCGGATCCCGTAAGATTCACTTGAATCACGCTACCACCGTACTGCGTACTTGTCACATAAAGGTAGCCGTCGTTTGCCTGAATGATTCCGCCGGTAAGATTCGTATTCAAATATAACTGAGACGATACGCCCGTAGTTATATTGATTTGGTGGAGCCCTGTTGATGTTGTTCCGTATAAATTATCGTTTGTGGCGTATGTAGTGCCGGTGTAGATGGTTGTTCCTCCGAAGGGTGTCACGGTTCCTGTAGGTGTAACTCTTTGGAGCCCGGATGCTTTCGTCACGTAAAAGTTTCCACGAAGATAATCCTGGGCAATCGTTTGCATACCCACGAGAGATGCGCTGGGATTCACAAGATACGAGACACCAACACCTGCGTTTTTCAGAATGCTGCCGCTTCCAAGATTTACAATATAAACTGCACTGTCAATTTGCGACTGCATAATCCCATACGCAATTGATAGGAGTCCAATCGTTGTGAGAGGAGTGGCTACCGATCCTGGAGTGCGCCCGACGGAATAAACGTTATTTGTGCTGTTTGTCACGTAGAGATTCCCGGTATTATTGTAGGAAATACTGCCCTCTCCGGGGGGAATGGATGTAATCAAATTTGCCGCAACAAACTCGAGGGGTTTATACTGTCCAGGAATGTATACTGTGCACACCGAATCTGTGATGACCAGTGATGACAAATCTTCGAGAACTCCTCGCTGGTTCTGGGCTTCAAGCAGATCCTTGCTTGTAGCATACGACTTGCCTACCTTTTTAGGAATCGTAGAATAGGACGCATTGGCTCCTGCGACAATACCAGTTCGGTATGCTCGTAGAAACTCACTTGAACTTATTGCGCCCACCGTTTTCCCCCCGACTTGAGAGTTCTGGCTCATCTTATTAAGTGCGAATATTCTTTGATGCCTGATCTGCCGAATTGAAAGAATTGATATCGGCAGGTGTCATGCTCTTGTAGACTGTCTGGACTGTCTGAGCAGCGGGTATACGAAATGTGGGAATGCCTAGATTTCCTAGAGAAGACAGCTCGCTGGCCGCTGTGAATGAATTTACCGTCTGACGGATATTGCGAGTCATCATCGACGAATCGGCGACACGGGATCCCTTCTTGTTATTACCAAGTCCGATTGATGACATTATTTTTGAGCAATATAATAATGTCGGAGGAAGTCACCATCCCTGTTCTAAACATGCAAACAGGATCCTCCACCTCCATCACGATGTTCACTGACGATACTATTGATACAGTCCAGTCCCGTATCGGAAAAGCTGTGGGTACCCATCCCGACCGCTTACGTATCTACGTGAACGGCGAATTTGAAGGAAACTACTACTCCAAGGATTCACGCAAATGGGAGAACCTGTTTCTCCGCATGTCTCCCGAAGGACGAGTTGTCCAGAAAAGCCTGGAGTATTATCAGGCATCCCGTGAACCCAAGATGGAACTGGCTGCTTCCTATGACAAGTCCGCATGGATGGCTCTTGATGCCGCTGGCGAAACGTCCTTCCACGAACTTCGGCTTCTTGGTGTTCCCGAAGAGCGGTCTTGGATCTTTCCTTTGAACAATACCGACGTTCCCGAACATCTTCCTCCGGCTTCACAGGTCACGATTGAAACAAAATCTTTATTCAAGAGTCTCCACCCCTACCCCGCCAAACAGTTCATGGTCATACCATACTCTGCCCTTGTCCCCAAACTCGAAGTCCTGTTTTATCCTCGCATGCGTGCTGGATCTCCGTCGGTTGTCCCCGAAGATGTCGTTCGGAGCATCGAGCGTCAAACTGCTCTCATTTCCGCTCTCACAGATCTGAGCGTTCCACGACCTAGCCAAGTCACGATCAGCCAAGTCCGGTGGAAACTGCCATTGGTGGATACAGATTTCGGCAATGCTGTCCGAAACCGATTTGAACAGATCTTTTACGGCACAACTCTATCTTCTGAGATCCCCGTCGTCTCCTTCTTTTCCAGTCGATCCGAACAGTCTCGTCATAAATTTTTCACGGAGAACAAGGAGAAAACTCCCCATCTAGATCTGCGGACCTGGTCCTACTGGTGGAATTCGACCAAACCGTCCAAGAACAAACCCGCTCTCGTGTTCTACCGTGGAGGGTCTCGTGCATCCTTTGACCGGATTACCGTGAATTCTACCGAAATCACCATTTCGTGTTCCCGCACTCCCGACTCCAAACTGAATCATGAGGAATTACAGAAAGAAGTCAAGGAGTTCCTCCTATCGATTGACGGTCTTGCTGCTTTCCTGGACCCGGCAGATTACGAAGATGATCGGTGGGTCGTTCAAGATATGTCGGCGATCATCCACTATTCTACCGATCTCAAGGAAGCCGATTTCCGCCGCTTTGATTGCCTTCGTGATATCTACGAAACCGCCGATCAGAGCAAGCTGGTGTTCAAATTCTTGCGCAGCGATCAGAGCGACACGGGGTTGACGGATAACCAACTGCGCATTCTCGGAATGCTGAAAGAGAACGAGTTCACCAGCCCCGACGATGTTCACGACCAGTTCCCCGATTTGTCTGTGGATGAGTGCACGGCTCTTCTCCAGGGGGTGAAACAGATTGTGTCGGACAACCCTGATATCGGTGAGAGGCGGTATTCTCTCCTTCCCTCCTTCAAATTCACAGCGAAAGAGGCGGCAGTGACGCATGCCCCCGATATGAAACGAGTGGTAGGGTATATCTCCATTCTGCGTGATATCCTGATTCACCCCGACAATTCTGAGCTGGATGCTGTATGTCCAAAGCGGATGGAGACGGTAGAAGCCGAGATCGCAACCGTTCCTCTGACCGAAAGTTCACCGAGCGAGGATACCGATTTCCTGGACGGACTTCTAGGTGAACTTGCGGGGCTGTCTGTCTCTGAAAAGAAAGAGGAGGCGGCACCGGAAGCAAAGAAGGCAAAGGTTGTCCGATCTCGTGGGGCTACATCCTTATCCACGTACTTCCTCACCCAGCTCCGTGACTTTAATCCTGATCTCTATTCCACCGACTCCCCTGCATCCAAGAAATGCGAGAAAAACCGTCAACCTGCCGTCTTGCGATCCGACGAACTTGCGAGGTTTGACGGTGATGGCGATATGGCCGAATACGATCCACGAAGTGACGGACGCTCCAAATACACGGAAGTAAAGGATCCCGACGGACTCATTATTTGCCCGGAATACTGGTGCACGGTAGACCGTATCCCTCTCAAGAAGGAACAGCTGGTGGACGACACGTGCCCTGTATGTTCTGGAAAAGTAAGGTCAAACGATAAAGCCATTGAAAAGACGCAGGATGTTACGGAATTCCCGGTGATTCAGCGTGATTCCACTTCGGTGTTCCCAGGATTTGTCAAGTACAAGGCTGGGTCGGGAAGCAAGCAGATCCCGTGCTGTTTCACGGGGTCGCAGGAATACAAGTCAACAGTCGCTTCTGTCCGCCCCAATGTCGCTGAACTATTCTATGTTCTCGGGGATACCAAGACCCGACTCGATGAACTGCGCCTGGCTTACGTCCCCCAAGATGTCGGGAAAATCGCCAAACTGAAACTTGATTATTCGACGACGGTGGATGCGGGCAATCGTATCCATTCCGGAAACTCTGGGTTCTTCCGTGCAGGAGTAGGTCGGGCATCCGATACT